ATAAAAAGAAATTACAATTGGCATATAGACAATATGAACAGTTATGTAATACAAAACGGATATAAAAAAGCTATACCAAGATATTACAAAGACAAAATATTTACAGAAATAGAAAAGGAAACTTTAACTATCAAAACAGAGAAACAAATGGAGGAGATGTATGAAAAACAAAACGAACAAGCAAAACGAATGGGAATCGATAACGTGGACAAACGCATCTTCGACAATCTTATGGTCGAAGCTAGTAGATACAAGCAAAAAACTAACAAGAAAAATTTATTCTAATGAGAGTTAAATTTAATCCACCAAGAGACTATTGGAAAAAAAAATATAAAAAAGATAATGAAACAAGAAATGACTTCACGCAATACTGTGAACTCCTCTATTCTAGAATGGAGAAGAAAACAACGAGCAATGACGAAACAAGCTCAAAAGATAATTATCAGAGATAAATGGAAATACGACAATATAAAACAACATCGTAACTGGATACGATTAAGTAAACAAAAACCTATAAAGATATATATAATGGATAAACTACAACAAACTATAATAACAAAATACGAAGAGTTAGAACCTAACGAACAAGTAAAATACTTAAAAGAGTCAATATCATGGCACCGTGAGGTAGCCCATTATCATATGTATATGGAGAGAAGTTTCTCGACTCAACTACAAGATCATCCCGGTCAAAATCCGGAAGAAAACACAGCGGATTCAGCGCCGGCGTTAGCGCAGCCAGCCGAAGCAGAACCGCAGTTAGCGACAGCTACAAAAGCGGAATAAAATGAAGCGTAAAACAAAGCACTAATAATCTACTTGATTATATTAGTGCTTACTGACACGAAGTAGTCAGAAAAAACAAAAAAAAACAAAAAACATAAAAAAGACTTGCAAAAGTCTAAGATTTACTTTACAATAATATATATTATGAGACAAACCAAAGGTAGAGCATGAAACAAAATAAGATATTCCAACAGCAAAAAATGACATCACCACGGATGTCAGCATTTGATTTAAGTAGAGAACAAAAACTAACATGCCGAATGGGCGAGTTAGTACCAACCTATCTAGAGGAAGTATTACCCGGAGATCAATTCCGAGTTAAAACAGAATCATTAGTGCGTTTCGCACCAATGTTAGCCCCAATCATGCATAGAGTAGATGTATTTATGCATTATTTCTTTATACCAAATAGAATATTATGGAATGACTGGGAAGAATTTATTACAGGCGAACGAGATATAAACAGCAATTTAGCAGAGTTAAAAGTACCTACGTACAATGTAAACTCAAACGCAGTTAATGCAAAAAGCAACAACATAGCAACAGACGAAAGAAAACTAGCAGACTATTTAGGATTACCTATAAATAATATAGGAGATGGAATTAGCCAAAACTTATATGTAAGTCAATTACCATTCAGAGCCTATCAGCAAGTATATAATGACTATTACAGAGACCAAAACTTCGAAGACGAAGTAGATTATTCAAGCGTAGCCAATTATGCAAAACTACGATATAGAAAATACGAAAAGGATTATTTCACATCCGCCCTACCATGGCCACAACGTAACGCAACACCAGTAGGTGTACCAATAGATGTAAATTATCTACCACAAACCCAAACATATATTTCTACCTCAGGCGTAGTTGATGGAGTAGCAAAACCAGGACAAGGTACAATCTACGATGCAGATAGATATATAAAAACAGGAACTCAAAGCGGATCAGGTGGAACACTTTATAATGATTCATCACCTCAAGAATTATTACGAATTGAAAATTTATCATCATCACTAGATTTTCAAATAAACGAATTAAGAAAAGCATCAGCATTGCAACGATGGTTTGAAAAACAAGCATTAGGCGGACACCGATACATAGAAACAATTTATTCACACTTTGGAGTAAAAAGCTCAGACCGACGTTTACAACGTGCGGAATACCTAGGCGGTGGAAAAACACCAGTATTAGTATCAGAAGTATTAAATACAAGCGCTACAACTGGACAAGACGGCTCATATCAACCACAAGGTACAATGACTGGACACGGTATAAGTTCAGGACAATCAACAGCATTTCAGACACAAGTAGAAGAACATGGATATATCATGGGTATTATGTCAATTATGCCAAAACCTGCATACAGCCAAGGCGTACCAAGACATTTCCTACGACAAGAAAAATTTGATTATTTCTGGCCAGAATTAGCAAATCTAGGAGAACAAGAAGTTAAAGACGTAGAGATATATGTAGACGATACAAGTATTACAAAAACAGACGCAACTGAAACAGTACCAACCAATCAAAACCCAATAACATTACCAACATTCGGATATCAGCAACGATATGCAGAATACAAGTATGGACAAAACACAATTCATGGAGATTTCAGAGATACACTAGATTACTGGCACATGTCAAGACAATTTAGTAGTCAACCAAAACTCAACGAATTATTTCACGAAGTATCACCTGAGGACGATAGCATAACAAACGTATTTGCAGTAACAGCTAAAGTAGATACATGTTGGGTACAATTATACCACGATGTAAAAGCAAGAAGACCAATGCCTTACTTCGCAAACCCAAGCTTAATTTAAAAAAACAATGTCAAAACAAGTAAAATACTATTCACATAATCAACCCCAATCGAAAGGTTGGGAAACAGATAAACCCTCCATGACAGTTATGGGGGAATCATGGACAATCAGAGAGCTAGTAGATAAATACGCAAGCGGACAAATAGAACCAGACCAAAACGTTTCATATTTAGATGTAGAAAACTTTGACGCAATAACCGAAGTATTTCGGAAACACATAGATTTAACAGATTTAGATAATTTCACTAAACAAATAGAGACACTACAAGCAACAGTAGAAGAGCAATTAGCAGAAGCAAATGAACCTATCACAGAACAAGTAGCAGATTCCGTAGATGAAACAACAGAGGGCGAGGGTTAAACCTCCCCTCTTTATATAGGAGATAAAAATGCCAGTATTACCAACAGTTGCACAGGTAGCATTACCAACTATAAAGAAAACATTTGGACAAAAATTAGTAGGTGGAATAGGCAAAATATTAAAAAATAAATTATTCCAAACTGGTGCAAGCCACGTATTACAACAAAGAGCCAATAAAAAGTTAGCACAGTATTCATTTGATAAAAATGTAGAAATGTGGAAAATGCAAAACGAGTATAACAATCCAAAAAATCAGATGCAACGATTTACAGATGCAGGATTAAATCCAAACTTAATATATGGAAAAGGTACACCAGGCAACGCACAAACAATGCCACAATATCAAGGACTACCGACATCTGGACAAGTATATGGGCAATCAATAGCAGGATTGCAAGGAATGCAACAAATGGATCTTCAAAAAGAACAAATAGAAGGTACATATTTAGACAACTGGTTAAAATCACATACAAATTATACAAAGGTAGAACAACAATTTGCAATAACTGGACAAGCAATTAATGAAGAAGAAGCTTCACATTACAAAAAATATACAGCACAATGGTCATCAGAAATTGAAAGAATTAAATCAACATTCTGGCAAAAAGGAGTAAACCCAAACGATAGTATATTTCTAAGAGGATTAGTAATGATGGCAGAGAAATTAGACAAACCATGGATGTGGGAATTATTAGAAAAATTACCTGCTGATTTACGAAAAACAGAAATGCCATATTTTAAACAATATAAACCATTTAGGTATAATCGTATGGAAAATAAAGAGAGATATGACAAATAGAATAATTAACAAGTTTATACAACATTTAATAAACAACATAGATATAGATTTACGAATAACAGAAGAATATGTACAAATATCAATAAAGTACATGGGAAAAATAGTAGTAGATAAAAAAGTTCAATTTAATATAGAGAACTGGTTGTTAGAAGAAACACTAAAAAAAAATAGAAACTAAAATATTATCAAAATACAATGGCATATAGAAAACGACGAAAAGGATATAGTAAAAGAGTTAAATATTACGTTATAGATAGAGGTGGAATTAGACTCTGATGAAGTGCCCCACTCCTATCTCGATACGAGACAAGAGTGATGCAAACCCAAAAGGCAAAGCCAGTAAAAGAATAACCGTACCATGCGGAAAATGTGGCAATTGCAGACGTGCAAGACGAAACCAATGGGCGTTCAGACTACAACAAGAACTTAAAGACAGCGAAAATGCTTATTTCATTACTCTTACTTATAGCGATGAGAGACTACCTCAGTTTGTAAATAACGAAACTGGAGAGGTCAAAAGTAACCTACGAAAAGAGGATCTGCAAAAATTCATAAAGCGGTTACGTGAACAACAATACAGACAAACCAAACAACGAAAATTCCGTTATTACGCAGTTGGTGAATACGGTACAGAGACGGATCGTGCTCATTATCATTTCATTGGTTTTAATATTGATAGAATCATTATTGATAAGTTGGATAACCTCTGGGGACACGGCCATACCCATACTGGAACAGTTAATGAAGGATCTATATTGTATGTAGCAAAATATCATGTTAATAGAAACATGGGACAAGAACCAGAAGAAGGACAAATAGGTTACTACGAAAAGGATCAATTAATAATAGAAGAAGGTACAAGACAACCAGAATTTGCAACAATGTCAAAAAGACCAGCAATTGGTCATGGATACATAAAAAGAAATTACAATTGGCATATAGACAATATGAACAGTTATGTAATACAAAACGGATATAAAAAAGCTATACCAAGATATTACAAAGACAAAATATTTACAGAAATAGAAAAGGAAACTTTAA